ATCTCGCGCACTTCCAGCGTGGTGAATACCTCGCCGCCGCTGCCGGTGGGAATGCCCAGATACTCATGATCGTACACTTTCGGGTTTAGGCTCTGGATGCGCTGGGCTTCGTTCAGAAACACCTCTCCCAGCCATTCCGGGGGCACCTGGGTGTAATCCGTGTGCAGGGTCAATGCTTCCTCGTTGGGCTGCTGGATGAACTTATTTGCCCAGTTATTCAGGGACACAGGCGGGTTGAAGCTGCGGAACACCACAGGCTTACCGCCACGGCCCACGGACTGCATCACGCTGCGGACAAAGTTTTCTCCGGGCAGTTCTGAAAATTCCTCAAACCACACCCACCGGAAAAAGCCCTTTGCAGGCTTGATAGACTTGATCTTGCTGTTATCGTCCAGCCCTCGGAAGATGATCTGTGCGCCGGTGGGAAGGTAGGTGCAGCGCATAGGGGACACGGTGCAGCTCCACAGGTCAGACACGCCCAGCGCGTCAATAGCCCACTGGATTTGTGCAAACACGGATTCCCTCAAGGTACTGCCCCACCGCCTGAACACCACAGCAGAGCCGGTGCCGGTGGGGTCTTTCTGGATGCCGTCCACGATCTCCAACGACACAAAGGACGATTTGCAGGAGCCGCGCCCACCGGGAAGATTGTAGTAGGTGTGTGCATCGGCTGCTATATCCTCGTGTATGGCATGGTATACAGCAGCTTCGTGCTCGGTAGGGTCGATGCCCTGCACACGCTCAAGCGTGGCAGCTCTGGCCGCTTTCCGGGCTTGCAGCGCTCTGATGCGCTTTTCCAGTCGGTCAAGCTCCATTCGCTTCCACCTCGTCCAGCAGCTTTTCCAGCTCTGCCAGCTTCTTCTGCTGTTCATCAATGCGGATGCAGTTCAAAACGGCGTTGCAGCAATTTGTGATAGCCGTTGCCCGCTGCGGGTCGATCTCGTTATTCAGCAGCATATTTGCGATCTTAGACAGCGTGCGGCGTACCTCTGCGGGAGTTGAAAGTTTGATCTTCAAATATACTCACCTCGATACAAAAAGGGCGCACAGGTTGCCCCATGCGCCCAGATGATGCCATATCAGGCGATTGCCTGATAATAGATAGCCTTTGCCTTGTTTTCCAGAACAAAGCAGTCGTAGTAAATACGGCCTTCCACCAGACTGCCGGACAGGAAAGGCGGGTCAAGGTGAACTTTGTACTCTGCCAGCTTGACCGGTGCCACGGTGGCCACAGGATGCGCGATCATGAAGCCAAACTTCGCGGGCAGGCGGTTAGACGCGATCTTGACCACGTTCAGGCCGTCCAGCTGGGCAATAACGCCCTTCTTGCGCAGTTCTGCACCGATGTCCTGATTGTCAAAGGTGGCCTTGGACTGCTTCAGGAGCGTGTAGGCGGTGGGTGTCAGAATGAGCACACGATCAGATGCGGGCACTTCTGCGTCATCCATCTGGGCATTTGCCGTGATGATCTCGGTATAGATGTTCTCAGCGCTCAGGGCCTTTGCATCGGGCAGGATACCAGCCTTAGCGGCCATCACGCTGTAAACATAGGAGTCGATCTCCGGGAACACCTTCTCACGCTGCTGGCGTGCCAGAGCGCTGGCGGCTGCAACCTGCATCTTGGTTTCGTCCGTGTCCATCTTGTCCACCTCGAAAGTGAACGAACGATCTTTGTTGATCGTGAATGTCTCGGTGGTGGCCTGCAGGGTGCTGATCGTGCCGTACTGGCTCTTGTTTCCCTCGAGAATGGGGCCGTTGCGGTTGAAGTCCTCCATCTCGGTGGACTGCATCTTGTACAGCTTGATGGTCTTTGCACCGTCAAAGCTGAAATCCTTGTTGGTTACAAGGCTGGTCTTGCTCTCGGAGTAAAACTGTTCGTCTGTATATGCTTGGAACTGGGTCGCTAACTCAATAGCCATTTATAGATCCTCTTTCAGTTGTTCAGACCGAAAGCCCGCTTCAACTCAGCGTCTTTGTCTTTACCCTGGGAAAGCCAGGTCGGCGGGGTGTCCACCTTTGCGCCGGTGGTCGTCTTAGTGACGGTGAACCCGTTGCCGGTGACGCTCTGCACCGCCTTTACAGCGGTCTTGAACGCTTCCGGGTCGCTGGTGTCCAGCTTATCCAGCAGCGCCGCGCTGATATGATTATCAGCCAGATACTGCTTGCAGGCTTCCCGTGCTTCCCACTGGTTGAAGCGCTGACTTTTGGCTTCCAACGCTTCCTCGCGGGCTTTCAAGTCTTTTTCTCGTGCGTCAAGGTCGCCCACGCGCTCGGCACTCTTGGAGCGCTCACGGGCAAGCCGATCTGCAACGATGGTATTTAGTTCGGATTGGGTAAACATCCGCTCAGAGCCGTTATTTTCGGCCTGCTGGGCGGCGCTGGGGGTAGGGTTGGGATTTTCCATTGATAGCACCTCATTTTCCGTATGAGTAGACGTAAAAACAGCAGGCGGCAAACCTTATGCCGCGCATGGTGCACCGGAGAAAGGAAAAGCCCGGTGCAAGGGGGTGTGTCCGCTCCTGCAATGCTGGGCGCTCTGATCGTGGGTCATGGCACACCCACAGCCAGACCGTGCAGCAAAGAGCAGTCAGGAGCCGGACGGCGCTATAAACCGCCTGCTATGCTCAGTATACCACATTCTGTTGTAAAATGCAAATATAATGCTATGAGATGTCAATTTGTTGCTACATTGTGTTTCTGCTGGGACAACTGTAAACTGTATGCGCCGTAGCTCATGCCCATAGCGTCAGCCATAGCGGCCACTTCGCCCAGTGACAGCCGTTCGCCGTGTTCCAGATGATATGCAGCCCATGCCAGAGTTTTCACGCGGTTCCGCTCCCGTTCGTCCTGGGCTTGCTTCATCTCGCAGTCAAGACAGCGGATTCCCGGTGCAAACTGGTACATCACAGCCCCACAGACAGGGCATTTCTTGAACCTTTTCTTCATGGTATAGAATGACCTCCGGCAAATAAAAAGAGCGTGCAGCAGCCTTTCCGGGGCTGTAACACGCTCTCAGGGGTGGGGGTGGCGCTATGTACTCAACGCACCACCGTTAAAATTTACTCTTTGTAATGGTCTGAAAGAGCGTCTGTACTACGCTCATATTGTACCATAAAGAGGACTTAACTGCAAGAATTTTACCTTGCAATGTCATTCTTTAACTTCTTCTTTCTCGTAGTCGTCCAGCCATGCCGCCACGGTTTCAAGGTTCATCGGAGGCGGGACGATAACGGTATTGGTTGCAACGTCTTTGATGAAATAGAACTTCGTGGCCTTGTCCACATCCACGTCAAGGCCGAGTGCGTTTGCCCTTTTGCTCAGGCGCAGAAATTTAAGAAAGCGCTTGCGCTGTTCTTCGGACAGGCCGAGAACCTCTTCCACCAGATCAACCACCATTTTACGGTGTTCCGGGGTGCAGTGAGGGCAGTACACTTCAGCTTCCTTCATGAGCTGTTCGTGCAGATGGTCTTTTGTCATGCTGTACACCCCCCTCACAGATTGCCGCTGAACCAGCAGCCCACGGCACCGATCAGGCAGAACACGAAGTACGGTAAAAGGCACTGAAAATGGTACAAACTCATTGTAATTCCCTCTCTTTTCTGATAAAATGAGGGCGGGAAATGCCGGTCAAGCAAAATCCCGCCTATTTGCCGCCCACGCTGCTGGTACAGTGTGAGCGGCTTTCTGTTTGTCGGCGGTCTGGGGGCTTACTGCTGGTTCAGGCTCTGGGTTTCCACCTTGATGATGGGTGTGCCGTCAACCAGTGCGGGAGTGATGCGGAGCAGGGTGTCAGGGTTCTTGCCCTTGTAGTCAAGGAAAGTCAGCTCCATGCCCTCGCTGGGATCCTCTGCTTCCATGCCGCTGGTGCTGCACATAAGGCTCAGCGTCTTATCTTCCAGCAGCGTGGCCACGTCCGTCATGGTCGGGTTGTCGTTGACGGTCTGGGGCCGCTGTTCCTCGTCACAGATGAATGTGCCGATCACAGAGCCGTCCGGCATGATGGTCAGCAGATCAGAGTAGCCCTCATAGGCGCTCTCAAAGGTCAGCAGGGTGTTGCCCTTTGCATCGCGGGATGCGTTCAGCAGCTTCTCGCCGCTCAGGCACTCGCCGATGGTGTCAGTGCTGGCGGTGTTGAAAAAGTTCTTCATGATAAAATCCT